TCGCGAGTGCTGCGGTCGTCCTGGTACGACGTGGACGAGACCACGGGCATGCCGACCGACTCCGAGGTGCTCGCTGCGTTCTCCGACGCGGCGTGCGCGCAGGTCGAGTTCTGGGGCGAGGTCGGCGAGGACGTGGACATGTCCGGACCTGTCGAGGAGGTGCGGATCGGCTCGGCGCAGGTCCGGTACAACTCCGGCGCCGGGACGAACAGGGTCGAGGCCACAACGATCGGACAGCGGGTCTACGACGCGCTGGAGGTTCTGCCGCGGCTGAAGTTCACGCCGGTCACGACCACGCAGTGGGTTGGGGGCTGGTGGTGAGCCGCCTGCCCCGGCGGGTGATGCGGCACCGCATCGTCGTCGAGCCGTACCTCGGTGACGGCGCTGTCGGCCCGCTGTACGGACCACCGGTCATCACCCGGTGCTTCCTCGACGAGCAGACGCGGATGGTCCGCGGCCGGGACGGCCGTCAGGTCACCTCGACCGGCACCGCGTACTGCGCGCTGGAGACCGTGTGCCCGGCGGAGTCCCGCATCACCCTGCCCGACGGCCGCAAGCCGATCATCATCAACGTCCTGCCCAGGAACGGCGGCGGGCTGCCCACCCCGGATCACCTGGAGATCCAAATGCAGTAGGAGGCCCGGTGACGCAGTACACCCGCAGCACGTGGCAGGGCAGGCGGCTGTGGACCGAGCGGGGCCGCCAGCAGGCATCCGCGGGACTGCTCCTGGCCCTGGAGTTCGTCCTCGCGGAGTCCAGGAAGATCGTGCCGCTCGACGAGGGCACGCTGGAACGCTCCGGGAAGGCCGCGGTCGACGGCCTCAACGGGGTGATCTCCTACGACACGGTCTACGCCGTCCGCCAGCACGAAGAGCTGACGTGGCGGCACGCTCCCGGCCGGACCGCGAAATACCTCGAGCGGCCGATGCTCAACACCCGCGACCAGCAGCTGCGGCTCATGGCCGTGCCGCTCATCTCCTGGCTCCGCTGACCCGACCGCAGAGCAGGGGGTGAGCCGGTGGCCTACACCTCGGATCTGGTCGACGGCGCCGCGCTCCTGCTCACGAGCGCCGGCCTCGGCGTGTACCGGCCGACCGGCCCGGCATACACCCCGGAGGAGACCGGCATCGTCATCGCGTCCATGCCTGACGCCCCGGACCGGGCCATCTGCCTGACCCCGTACACCGTGGACGACGACGTGACCAGCGACGCGATCACCGGCCTCCAGGTCCGAATGCGGGCCGGCTTCGACCCGCGCGACCTGATGGCCCTGTCCGACGCCGTGTTCGACCAGCTGCACAACCGGCGCGGCTTCTGGCTCGGCGCCGTCAACGTCGCCGTGTCGTGGCGGGCCTCCGAGGTCCTGCTCGGCCAGGACGCCCACGGCCGCGACGAGCGCACCAGCAATTACTACCTGCGGACGACCCGCACCTCACCCCACCTGTACGAATAGGAGGCCCTCATGGGCACACCCACAGAGACCACACTGGCCCGCCGGTGGGTGGTCCAGGTCAACATGGCCACCGACGTCAGCCCGGACTGGCAGCTGCTGCCGGCGATCACGGACTACACGTGGAAAGCGGATCCGGTCATCGACGACGACTCGACGTATGACCAGGGCGGGTGGATGGCCAACGCCAAGACCGGACAGTCCTGGTCGGCGGACGCCTCCTTCAACCGGAAGGCCACGCCGGACTCCACCGCCTACTCGCCGGTACACGAGAAGTTGAGGCTCGCGGCCTTCGCGTTCGGTGCCGCGTCCAAGGTCGGGATCAGGTGGTATGACCGCGATTCCCTCCCGGAGGCGTACCAGGGCACCGCGCTGGTGACGTGGACACCGTCCGGTGGTGACCGCACCAAGCTGGAAAACATCAAGGCCACCTTGACGGGCACCGGGATCCTCGTCCCGATCACGAACCCGCTGCTGCCCTGATGGCCACGAAGTTCGAGGCACTCGACGAGCTGTTCGACGACGCGCTGGAACTGCCCGTTCAGGGCCGCGACGGCACGATCCGCACCTACCGCATCCCCTCGCCGTCCGGTGAGGACGGCCTGCGCATCCAGCGCCTCACCGCGCTGGCCGTCCGTCTCATCGGCGGCGGCAGCGAACCCGACGCGGAGGCCCTGGACGACGCCGAGGAGATGGATCTCTTCCAGTCCGCGCTTGGCCCGGCGCTGGGCGAGATGCAGGCCGACGGCGTGGACTGGGCGTGGCTGCGGCACGCCGGCCTGACCGCGGTCATCTGGATCACGCAGGGCCCGGAGTCGGCCGGTACGTACTGGAGGGCGGCGGGGGACCCTACTCGGCTGGCCACGCCGAACAGGGCGGCGCGGCGGGCCAACAAGTCGAGTGGGTCGGCAGCGGCGAGTACGACGAGAAAACGGGTCTCTGGCAGTTCTACGACCGCCCGCCGGGCTGGGAAGAAAAGCCCCAAGGTATCCCCGGTCTGACCTGGCCGAAGCTCCTCCAGCAGTGGCTGCTCATTGAGGACGACCTGCACCAGGTCTACGGCATCGACGTCGACTCGGGGATTCTCCGCGAGCGGTCCTGGCGCTGGCTGCGTACCCGCATCCTCGGCCTCCTGTCCACCGACAGCCGCACGTCGCGGCACTTCGCACCCCCGGCAAAGGGGGGCAGGACGGGGGGCCGGTAGATGTCCGTGTCGGTCGGGGAGCTCGTCGGGTATATCCGCGCGGACGACGGCCAGTTCATCCATGCCCTGGACGAGTCCGACGCCGCTATGCACGCCTTCCAGCGGCGTGCCGACGGCACCCTCGCCGAGGTCGAGCACGATTTCGGCGCCCGCGGCCGCGCCATGGGCGAAGCACTGCGGTCCGGGATCGACGAGACCCTCGCCGCGCTGCACCCCGAGATCCCCCTCGACGCCGACACCCGGCCGGCGGACGCGGCTGTCGAGCGCCTGGTGCGGCGCCTGGAGGAGCTGCACGCCAACGTCAACGTGGACGTGCCCCCCGAGCAGGCCATGCGCGAACTGGACGAGATCCAGTCCGCGCTGCAACTCCTCAGCCAGCGGCACGCGGACCCTCAGGTCCGAGTCGATGCCGCCGACGCGGTGTTCACCCTGGACCTGGTGCGCAGCACGCTCGCCGAGGTCGACCGGGAGCACCCGCACGTCAACGTCGATGTCGACGCCGCGGCGGCGTTGACGGAGCTGGCGGCGGTTGACGAGGCGGAACGACGGGTCGGCGACAACGACGGCGCTACGCGGGCCCGTGGTCCGTTCGGGATGCTCGCCTCCGCGATCGGGATGGTGCTCGGCCCGATCGGGTCGGCCCTGGGCAGCATCGGCATGATGCCGCTGGCCATCACCGCTGCGATCCCGGCGGCGGCCGGCCTGGCTGCTGCGCTGATGAACATCGCGCCCGCCGCCGCGGTGGGCGCCACCGGGGTGTTTGCTCTGGCGTCGGCAGTCGGCGCGATCAAGCTCGGCACGTCGGGGATCAGCGGCGCGCTCAAAGCCGCGTTCGCACCGGCGGTCAGCGGCGGCGGCGCAGCGGCACACAGCGCGAACCAGGCCGCATCGGCGATCTGGGCACTGAAGGACGCCACGAAGCAAGCCGCCTACGCGAACGAGGCGGCCGCGGCCTCAACCGCGTCGGCCGAGAGGAACGTCACCGACGCCCAGAAGGCGGCCCTTCAGGCGCAGGCCGACCTCAACGCGTCGCGCGAGCAGGCCACGCAAGACCTGCAGGACATGAACAACAGCCTCGCGGACGCCTACCTGTCCCAGAAGCAGGCCGTCCTCGACGTCGACACCGCGGAGAAGAACCTCGCCGCGGTCAAGGCCACGGGCTCCAAGGCCACCGCGGACCAGATCGCGCAGGCGCAGATCGACTACGACCGCGCGGTGCAGCGCCTCAAAGAGCAGCGGATCCAGACGCAGCGCCTCCAGGAGGACACCGACAAGGCCAACAAGGCCGGTGTTGACGGCTCCACGGTGATGGTGAGCGCGCGGCAGAAAGTGGCGTCCGCGAACCGCAACCTCAGCGACCAGGAGAAGGCTCTCGCGACCGCCCGCACCCAGCAGGCGCGTACGGCGGCGGCCGGCCTGGAGTCCATCAAGAAAGCACAGGAGGCCTTGGCGGCGTCGGCCGCGTCCTCTGGGGGTGGCGGCGGCGGGATCAACAAGCTCGCGCAGGCCCTGGCCAAGCTCAGCCCGAACGCCCGCGCGTTCGTCATGCAGGTCATCTCCCTGCACGGCGCGTGGACGAGCATGCAGCAGGCCATCCAGAACAAACTGTTCGAGGGCCTGGCCACGACCCTCCACAGCACCGCGACCGCCGTACTGCCGGTGCTCAGCACGAACCTCGTCAGCACCGCGGGCTCCCTGAACCTGATGGCCCGCGGCGTCCTCAACACCGCCCGGGATCTCGCGAAGAGCGGCGTTCTCGGGCAGGCCCTGGCGTCCGCGTCGCAGGGGCTGCACAACCTGGCCGGCATCCCCTCGATCGTCGTCAAGGCGTTCACGCAGATCGCCGCAGCCGGCGGCCCGGCCTTCGGGCAGCTCACCACCACGGTCGCGAAAGTCGTCTCGGACATCGGCGGGAAGCTCAACAACGCCTTCAAGTCCGGGGCGATGAGCCAGGCGATCACCACGGCGGTCGGCCTGCTCAAGGAACTCGGCCAGATCGCGGTGAACATCTTCAGCATCATCGGATCGGTGATGAAGGCCACCCAGACCACGGGCGGCGGGTTCCTCGGGGTACTGAAGACCATCACCGACCAGCTGGCGAAGGCGTTCGCGTCGCCGGCGATCCAGTCCGGGCTCCAGGCCCTGTTCTCGACGTTCCAGGTGCTCGGCGCGACCGTCGCGCCACTGCTGGTGCAGGCCCTTCAGGTGATCGCCCCCGTACTGACGGCCCTTGGCCCACCGGTACAGGACCTGATCCGGTCGCTGGGCTCGGCGCTGCGGCCAATCCTCACTGCCCTCGGCCCGGTCCTGGTGGCCGCGGCGCAGGCGCTCGGCCAGCTCGTTCAGGCGGCGCTCCCGTTGCTGCCCGTCGTCTCGCAGATGATCACCGATCTCGGTCCGCTGCTCACGCCGATCCTGCAAATCGTCGGTCAGCTGTTCAAGGACATCGCGCCGGTGGTCGGCGATCTCGGACGGCGTCTCCTGCCGCCGTTCGCGAAGCTCGTGACGACGACCGCGGCCGCGTTCACGCTGCTCGCGCCGGTCCTGGATAAGGCCATGCAGCAGCTCGGGACGCAGGGGCTCACGCCGATCGTGGATGGCCTGGTCACGATTTTCGCGGATTTCGTGCAGCACGGGGCGACCCAGTTCATGCACGGGCTGACGATGCTGCTCCCGGTGATCCCGCAACTCGTGCCGGTGATCGTGCAGTTGGGCCAGTCGATCGGTCAGGTCCTCACGGCTGTCGCTCCGCTGCTGCCGCAGTTGACGATGATGTCGACGCAGCTCGTGTTGCAGTTGTTGCCCGCGCTGGTGCCGCTGCTCCCGCCGCTGATCACGCTGTCGACGCTGTTCTTGCAGCTGGCGACGGGTGTGCTGACGAAGGTGGTCATCCCTGCCCTCGGTGCGGTGATCCGGTTCATGCAGAGCATGCGGCGGGCCTTCCAGCCTGCGATCGATGCGGTGACCTGGCTGACCGGCAAGATCGCGCACGCGTTCGAAGTGCTCTCCGACCACTTGGTGGGTCACAGCGTCATCCCGGACATGATCAACTCCATTGTCCGGTGGTTCGCCGGGCTCCCGGGGAGGGCCTGGGGTGTCCTGTCCGGGCTGGCCGGAGCGATCGCCGGACGGGCGTGGGACGCCGGCGCGAGCATGATCCGGGCGATCACGAGCGGACTGTCCTCGGCGGTGTCCTGGATCAGCGGTCTGCCGGGCCGCGCGGTGAACGCGCTGGGTGACCTGTCCGGGGTGCTGTGGAAGTCCGGGCAGTCGCTGATCGGCGGGTTCATCGACGGCATCAGCTCGATGGTCAACGTCGCCGGCAACGCGGTGTCCGGCATCCTCAACTACGTCAAGGGCTTCTTCCCGAACAGCCCGGCGAAGCGCGGCCCGTTCTCGGGCAGCGGCTGGACCCTGTTCAGCGGCATCGCGACGGGCAGCGACTTCGCGGCGGGCCTGGCCCGGCAGCACGGCGTGGTCGGTGCGGCAGCGGCGGCGCTGATGTCCACGGCACAGGACGGCTTGGGGGCGCCGGGTACGCCGATGGGCGCGCTGACGACCCCGCCGGCGAGTGTCAGCGGGTACCGCGGGGCCGCTGGCGGCTCGGGCAGCGGCGGCGGTTCGGTGGCCGGCCGGGTGGCCGTGGTCCTGGAGCTGAAGGGCGGAGACTCCGATCTGCTGCGGCTGCTCCGGAAGAACATCAGCGTGCAGGGCGGAGACGTCCAGTTCGTCCTGGGAGAGGGGTGAGCGCAGTGGGATTCCCGGATGACGCGGAGCTGGGCACGCGCGTGGAGTTGCTGCTGGGCGGGACGTGGACGGACATCACGCCGGATACGCGTCTCGCTCAGCCCATCACGGTGACCCGGGGCCGGGCGGACTACACCTCGCAGATCCAGCCGAGCAAGGTCGCAGTGCAGATCCACAACCCGACGGGGACGTACTCGCCCCGCAATGCGACCGGCCTGTATTACGGCAAGCTCGGCCGGAACACCCCGCTGAGGACGAGCGTCGCGGCGGGCTCGCCGTGGCTGGGGCTGCCACCGTCCGGGGTGGACGTGCGGGCGAGCACACCGAGCACGACAGCCCTCAACATCGCGGGCGACCTCGACCTGCGGTTCGACGTACAGCCCGAGGACTGGATCGTGTCGAGCGCGGTCGTCGAACTGGGCGGCAAGTGGGGAGCGGCCGGCCAGCAGTCGTGGCACCTGTACCTGTTCAGCGGATTCGTCACCCTCGGCTGGTCCACGGACGGCACGGCCGAGACACAGGCCGCGGTCTATCTGGGATCCTCCGCACTGACCCCACGTATGGTCGTCCGTGCGACGCTCACGGTGAACAACGGGGCCGGCGGGCACACCATGCGGGTCTACGGCGGGCCGTCGATGACCGGACCGTGGACGCAGATCGGCACGGACCAGATCACCGCCGGCACCGCAGGGACGTTCGCCAGCACCGCGCCCGTCGAGTTCGGTGACGTATCGTCCCTGAACGTCGCCCACGCGCCCGCTCGCCTGTTCGCGGCGCAGATCCGCAACGGCATCGACGGCACGATCGTCGCCAGCCCGAATTTCACCGTGCCGGCCGTCGGCGCCCTGAGTTTCACCGACTCGGTGGGCGTGCCGTGGACGGTCAACCGGGCCACGGGCCTGACCAATCGTCTGGTCCGCGGGTCCGGTGAGGTCCCGGCGTTCCCGCCGCGATGGGGCACCTCGGGCAAGCTGGTCACGGTCTCGTTGGAGGCGGCCGGGATCACGCGCCGTCTCGGGCAGGGCAAGGGCCCACTGAGTTCGACACTCCGGCGCCGCATCCCCTCCGACCCGAACCTCATCGCGTACTGGCCGATGGAGGAGGGGCAGGGGGCGACACAGGCATACTCGCCGCTGCCCGGGGTCAGGCCGATGCAGACCCTCGGGCTCACCTTCGCCGCGGACAGCACCCTCGCCGGATCCGATGCACTGCCGACCCTCAGTGCTCTGTCGGGCCTGCGCGCCACGGTGCCCTCATCCCCGACGGGACAGTGGCACGTCGAGTTCGTGTACAACATCGTCACGGCGCCGCTTGCTGACGCGAATTCGCAGCTCATCATCGTCAACACGTCAACGGCCTCGTGGCGGGTCGGTGTGGGCGCCTCCGGGATTCATTTGGACGTGACGGCGCCCGACGGCACCAGCATGTACACGGCGTTCATCGGGACCACCGGATTCTTCGGTGTCTGGACCCGTTTCATCCTCAAAGCGAAGCAGGTCGGGAGCACCATCTCGTTCGCCATCACGTGGGTGAATATCGGCGCGAGCGGCCTGGGGATCTCCGACACGTTCACCGGCACGGTCGGCTACGTCACCACACTGACGGCATCCCACGGCCCCGCCTTGCAGGGAATGCCGTTCGGGCACATCGCGGTTTTCAATACCTTCGACACCCTCATCTTCGATAACGCGGACACGGGATTCAACAACGAGGCCGCCGCGGTCCGGGCGGTGCGCCTGGCCGGTGAGCAGGGCGTGCCGCTCCGCATGCCGTACGGCCCCACGGGCACGGAGGCGATGGGCCCGCAGCGCCCCGACAAGCTGCTGACCTTGCTCCAGGCCGCAGCGGAGGCGGATGAGGGCGCCGCCCTGTTCGAGCCGCGGGACGGCGTCACCTTCGCGTGGCGCCCCCGGTACAGCCAGTACAACCAGGTTGCGGTGATGGTCCTGGACTACGCGCAGCGGCAGGTCGCACCGCCACTGGAGCCCGAGGACGACGACCAGGCCAGCAAGAACGACGTCACCGTCACCCGCACGGGCGGCAGCTCGGGGCGAGCGACGCTGGACGTCGGGCCGATGTCCACCCTGGATCCGGTGTCCGGCGGGATCGGCCGGTACGAGGACTCCGTCACGGAGAACCTGGCGACCGACGATCAGCCGGCGCTCCACGCCGGGTGGCGTCTGCACCAGGGCACGTACGACGGGATGCGGTTTCCGGCGGTCACGGTCAACCTGGCGCACTGCCCGGAGCTGATCGACGCCGCGCGGGAGGTGGACATCGGCGACCGCATCCAGATCCTCAACCCGCCTCCGTGGCTGCCGCCGGGGACGATCGACCTGATCGTCCAGCAGATCACCGAGACGCTGGGCATCCGCAAATGGGTGATGACGTTCGCCTGCTCCCCGGCCGGGCCTTGGACGGTGGGTGTCCTTGATGACCCGGTGCTGGGGAGGCTCGACACGGACGGCAGCCAGCTCCTCGCGGCGGCCACCGCGGCGGACACGGTGCTGAGGGTGCAGACGACGGCGGGCCCGCGGTGGACGATCGCCCCCGCGGACTACCCGTTCGACCTGACGGTGGGCGGGGAGGTGGTGACGGCCACCGCGTGCAGCCCGGACGTGGTGGATGCGTTCGGCCGGACTGTGTCCAACAGCTGGGGCTCGGCGGACACGGGGCAGGCGTGGGCGGTCAGCGGCAACCCGTCCGACTTCTCCGTCAGTTCCGGTGCTGGCCGGCACCTGCTCAGCACGGTCGGTGCCAGCCGCTGGTCTACCGTGCCGCAGGGCATCCCGGACTGGGACGTGTCGGTCACCGTGTCCACGACGGCGCTCGCGGTCGGCGCCTCGCAGTTCGTGGCGATCGGCGCCCGGTTCGTGGACACCCAAAACACCTACCTGGCGAGGCTGGAGTTCACCACCACGGCGACGGTCGCGCTGACGATCCGCAAGCGCGTCACCGGCGTGGAGACGCAGCTCAACGGCGGAACCCTCGGCGGCCTCACGCACACCGCAGGCGGGCAGTTCCACCTGCGGTTCCAGGGCCGGGCGACGGCGCTGCGGGCGAAGGTGTGGACGGGCAGCGTGGAGCCGCCGACGTGGCACGCCGTCGCGGTCGACACGAGCTTCACGGCGGCCGGGCAGGTCGGGATGCGGTCGATCCTCAACACCGGCAACACCAACACCAGCCCGAGCGCGGTGTACGACGACTTCTCCGCGGCGCTCCCGCAGCGGATGACCGTCACCCGATCCACCAACGGCGTCATCAAGGCGCACTCGGCGGGCGAGGCGATCAGCCTGGCCAACCCGATGATCCTCGCCCTGTAGGAGGCGCCGCATGTCGTTCACCCCCACCCTCGCCGGGCAGAAACTGACCGCCGGCGTCCTCAACGATCTCTTGCTGATCGGCGCCACGATCTTCTCGACCTCCACGAACGCGAGCCAGTCCATCCCCACCAGGACCACCGAGGCGGTCGGGGACGCCGTGGTGTGGGACCCGCCCGGCGTGGACCTGTACGGGGCCTGGTCGTCCGGGGCGCCGACGCGGTTCACCTGCCCGAAGGCCGGTCTGTGGACGATCGCGGGCGGCCTCGGCTACAACGCCTCGGCGGCCGGGACACTGCGTGAGGCGATCTGGTACGGCAACGGGCTGCTGCTGTCCGTCGGCCGGAGTGCCCCGGTGGTGTCCTCTGCGATTGCCGCCACCCCGCTGACGACTGCGGCGCGGACGCTGACGCTCCCGCTGCTCCTGGGCGACTACATCGAGCTGGTGCCGCTCCAGAACAGTGGCGGCGCGCTGACGCTGGCCAGCGGGTCTCTGCGCCCGTTCATGACCGCGACCTACGCCGGCCCCGGCACCTGACCCCCGCTCCGTCCCGCCCTGCCCCGTACCTACTGGTGCGGGGCTTCTTCATGCCCGGAGGCACGATGCCCAACTTCCGCCGCTTCACCGAGGACCCTGACGCCCCGTACCGGATGGGGCGTCATCAGGTCCATGACGCCCTGGTGCCAGAGCTGGAGGCGGTCGTCCGCCGGGCGACGCCGATCCGGAGCGTGCAGCACGTCGAGCTCCAGCCCGTGTTCAACCAGGGCAACATCGGCGACTGCACCATGAACGCCGGGTACGGCACGCTCGTCACCGCACCGTTCGGCAAGCCCGGCCAGGCCCCGGTCACCCAGGCCACCATCGTGGACGGGTACCGGATGGAGACCCGCCTCGACGATTCGCAGATCCCGGGGCACTACGAGCCGGACGACACCGGGTCGACCGGGGCGTGGTCGATGACGGTCCTGGAGCAGCTGGGCCTGATCAAGAAGTGGCACCACGCCCGGAACTTCACGACGGCGCTCCGGCTGCTCAACCTGGGCGCGATCAGCGCGGGCGTGACCTGGTACAACTCGCAGTTCACCCCCGACAAGAACGGCCTGCTCATCGTCGATGAGGCGTCCGGGGTCGGTGGCGGCCACCAGGTCGCGATCACCGCCAACGACACCGACAACCGCCGCATCCTCATCCGCAACAGCTGGGGCCCGACGTGGGGCCTGGCCGGGCACGCCTGGCTCGCCTGGTCGGACTTCTCCGATCTCCTGGACGACGGCGGGGACGTCGTACAGCCGGTGATGGCGTGACCAGCGGCGTCGACTACTCCTCCGGGCACCCGGGCGGTGCCGCGCTGGCAGCTGCGGGCATGAAGTTCGCCGCGCGGTACGTGAGCACGCCGGGCAACCCGAAGAACATCAGCCTCGCCGAGGCCACCGACCTTGCCGCGCACGGAGTGTCCACCGTGCTGGTCTGGGAGACCACCGCCAACCGGGCCGCAGCCGGACGTACCGCGGGCATCGCCGACGCGCACGACGCAGTTGCTCAGGCCACCGCCGCAGGGATGCCGGACAATCGTCCGCTGTACTTCGCCGTGGACTGGGATGCCGACTCGGCCATCGTCGCCCCGTACTTCCGGGGCGTCGCCTCGGTGATCGGGCTCGCCCGGACCGGCGTGTACGGCGGATACAAGGTCGTCAAGTACATGCTCGACTACCAGCTCGCCGCGTGGGCGTGGCAGACCGCAGCCTGGTCGCAGGGCAAGCAGGATCCGCGCGCCCACATCTACCAGCCCGCCACCGGCGTGCACATCAATGGCGTGGCCTGCGACAACGACACCGCGACCGTCACCGACTACGGGCAGTGGATGCCCGGCAAAACCCCGGAGGCTCCCGTGCCCGACCTGACCCCGCAGATCGCCGACGACACCAAGGCCCTGCGCGGTGACTTGACGAAGGTCACCTCGCTCACCGAGAAGGACGCGTCCGGCCACCCGGCTGTCCACCCGGCGTCGTACTACCTCGCGCACACCCACTACGACGCGGTCCTGCTCAACACCAAGATCGACGCCCTGACCTCGCAGGTCGCCGCCCTGGCCAAGTCCCCGGGCGGCGCCACTCTGACGGACACCCAGGTCACCGCCATCGCCGCGCAGGTCGCCGCCAGCCCCGTCCTCGCCGCGGCGGTGGCCGAGCAGGTCGCCGTGAAGCTCGCCGCCCGTCTCCAGTCGTGATCCTGAACCTCACCCCGCACCCGATCCGGGTCTACGAGCCGGATCGAGATGACGGCTCTGACGATCTCGACGTGGGCTTGCGCTACGTCTTCGACCCCGAGCCGACGCCCGCCCGCCTGGCCACGATCGAACTCGGCGGCGGAATCACTTTCGAGATGGTCGAGTTCGGCCACGCCCAGGGCCTCCCGCCCAAACGCGACGGCCACCAGTACATCGTCTCCCTCGTCGTCGCCCTCGCGCTCGCCGACCGCCGCAGCGACCTCCTCGTCCCGTACCGCGAGGTGCGCAACAGCACCGGCACGGTCATCGGCTGCCGTGCACTCGCCCAACCCGTCTGACACCCCACCAGCAGAAACGGTCCTTCCCATGAAGTCCTTCAAGATTTTCGGCTATGAGCCGGTCGTGCTCCTGAACGCACTGTCGGCCGCGCTCGGCCTGATCGTCAGCCTCGGTCTCACGAGCCTGACGGCCAACGAGTCGGCGGCGATCGTCGGCGCGGTCACCGCGATCCTCGGAGCGGTCGCCGCGTGGATGACCCGCCCGATCGCCCCGCAGGCGTTCACCGCCGTCGCCGCAGCCGGTGCGACCCTGCTCGCGGCCTACGGGCTGGACGTCACGCAGGCGCAGGTCGGCGCCGTGAACTTCGCCGTGCTCGCGCTGCTGACGCTGCTCACCCGCGGCCAGGTCTCCCCGACGGCCGCCAAGCCGCAGCCCGCCCCGGCGCCGCCGCCGCTGACCGCCGGGCCGACAGGCGTCTGACCACCGGTGCGCCGTGCGGCGCACCCACAGCACGATACGTAGGGGGTGACGGTGCCTGATGACGTGTCCCCCGACTGGGTACTCCACAGCCTGGAAGCGCACGAGCGACGCACGGACCGCGTCCACGACGCCATGGACACCCGCATCACCAGCGTGGCCCGCGACGCGGTGCCGCTGCAGCTCTACCAGGACCGCGAGCGGGATAGGGACGTTCACATGAAGGCGATCTCAGACCGGGTCACGACGCTGGAGAACCGTCCGGCGATGACATGGGCCCGCTGGCTGGGTGTCCTCACCGTCGCCGCGGCTTTCCTGGCAATCGGGCTCCAGGCATACAGCACACTGAAGGGGGCCAGGTGACGATCCCTGATTCGGCGCGACCACACCGCCCCCAGCGGGCCACTCTCGGGGCGGCAGCGGTGTGGCTGGGCGCGCTGGGCCTCGCGGCGTTCGTTGCGCTGGTCCTGCACTCGGTACAGGACTCCAACCGGCGCCTCGCGGACGGCCAGCAGGCGCAGGCCACAGTCATCTCCCGGCTGTCCGCCGGACTGGACACGACCCGGCAGCAGCTCCAGCAGCACGGTGTGACCCCGTCCGCACCGCCCGCGCAGAGCATCGTGCGCGGCGTCCCGGGGGTGCCGGGTGCTCCCGGTATCCCGGGTGCGGCCGGCGCGCAGGGTGTACCGGGCGTGGCCGGGAGTCCGGGCGTACCGGGGGCCGCCGGACGGTCGGGCTCGCCGGGTAGCCCGGGCCCGGTCTCCACGGTGCCCGGCCCGGCGGGCTCGCCCGGCGCTGCCGGAGTCCAGGGCGTACCCGGAGCGCCGGGCACCAACGGCAAGGACGGCGCCCCGGGCAAGGACGGCACGAACGGGGCCGACGGGGCCGACGGCCGTGACGGCGTCAACGGCCAGCCTCCCGCCGGCTGGACGTACACGTGGACGGACAGCGCGGGCGTAACGCACCAGGTGACGTGCACGCGGACAGACGGCTCGCCGGACAGCGCCCCCATGTACGGCTGCGCGGACAGCACGGCCCCCGCCCCGACCCCCTCGCCAAGCGCGGGGGCTGCGGCCCGGAGCGGCGCCGTGGGCGTCGGCATGCTCGCCGCTTCCGCCATGTACCGGAGGCTCCCGTGAACGACCGAGGAGGAGGCGACCATGGCGATCCCCGTGGGTGTGCCGCGGGTGACGGTGACGACGGGGCTGCCGATCATCACGCCGGGCGGGGGCCTGGCGAAGGGGAAGCTCACCTTCACGGGGCCGGACTTGGTGACGGTGGGGCCGTTGGATCTGCTGCTCGGCGGCGGGGAGCCGGCTTACCTGGCGGCCGGCGTGGCCACGATCGACCTGGTGCCGAACGACCTGGCCGGGATGAGCCCGGTCGGGTGGACGTACCGGGTGGACGCCGAGTTCGCCGACCCGGACATGCCGGACTGGAGCCGGCACATCGCGGTGACGTCGGGGGTGTCGCCGCTGCAACTGGCGGACATCTTGATCGCGGATCCGGCGCTGGGCAGCTTTGTGGTGGTGCCGGGGCCGACCGGTGCCACTGGATCCGCCGGCGCTGACGGGGCGAGCGCGTACGCGGTGGCGGTCGCCAACGGGTTCGTCGGGAGCCAGTCCGCGTGGCTCGCGTCGCTGGTCGGTGCGGCCGGCCCGAAGGGGGACCCGGGCGCCGGGGGTGCGCCTCCGGTCATCGTGGACGTGGCGATCGAGAAGGAGATCGTCGTCCTCCAGTCCACGGCGACTTGGACGATCGTCGCGTGCACCGACGGGACCGAGATCGCCGCGAAGGTCCGCGCCTCGGTGGGCCAGCGGGTCAGGTGCGGGCTGAGCTGGATGCGGACTGGCGGTGTCGTCTACTACGACGTGGTCATCAAGGCCGCTGCCGGCGGGATTTCGCGGTTCCTCGCGTCGGGGACCAGCACGCCGAAGCTGGAGGGCAACCCGGCGTACTATCCGCAGTCGAACTTTCCCGGGTCGGTGGCCCCGCGGCTGTTCACCGTGCAGGCCGGGGAGGTCGACGGGGCGGGGTTGGTGACGATCGCGCTGGCGTACAAGGGGCCGGCGGACGGAGCGACGCAGAAGGTGTACGCCCACAGCGACTATCCGCTGTTCTGGACGTTGGAGAACGTCGACGCCTGATGCTGTTCAGCAGTGCGCCCCCGTCTGGCCTTCGGGCCGGGCGGGGGCGCTTTCGTGCGTCCGGGGTCAGGCGATGGGCTGCGCTGGTTCGGGGTGCTGCTGCCGGTCGTGCTCGAACATCAGCAGATCCGCCCACTGATCCGCCGTACGCTCCCGCCCCGGAAAGTCCGAGAACTGCTCGCGGCTGAGCTGCGCCTCCCAGCCGAGTCCGCACTTCGTGCACTTCAGGACCAGCAGCGCGCCGCCGCTGTCGAGGCGCCGCATGCCCTTCGCGTAGTCGTCCTTCGTCAGCGCCATGGCCGTATTCTCCTCTCCGCGTCGCAGCCGTCACATGCCGAAATGGGACTCGGCGTCGCTGGCCAACTCCCGGGCCAGCTCGTCGGGGTCGATGTCGTCGATACTGTCGGCCGCTTCGAGGTGCCTGTCGAGGGTCCTCTTCAGCACGCTGGCGAGGCTGAATTCGTCGTCTTCCATGGGTTGATCCTCGTCTCCGTCAGCCTCCGGGCGTGGTCTGCTCGCGCATGGCGGCGGTGCTGAGCTCGTCGTGGTCGGCGCGCTCTTCCGGGGTCCAGTCCTGTACGACGGGGCCGGTCTTGTCGAGGTGGTTGCGGAGCTTCTGAACGGCCGGGCCGGGCTTGTTCTTGGGCATGATGGGGTCCTGTCTCGCGTGCGGGATGGGACCGGGGCGGCCGATGTCTTGGCGGATGGCGGCCGCCCCGGGGCTAGCTGACGTGCTGCCGAACGGACGGGCCATGCTTCACGATCACGACCCCGTCTGAGTACTCCTCGGACGTGGTGTTGGTGTTGTTGTTGTCGCCGTGACCTGCGGCAACATCGCCAACAGCCCCTTCCGAGAGGGGCCGGGGGAGGGGCGGCAGGTCCGCCCGGTGGATGCCGGTGGTGACCGGCGGCTGGGCG